TGTATTGTCTGTGAGGAAACTTACGATCAAAAACCTGAATCTGGCAAGTGTACTTGTGGGGGAAATCTTGTTGAGCCAGATCCTGCACAAAAGAAAGTATTTACCCAATTCATTGACAATCCAAGTCCCGAAGTGGATCTATACGAGATAATTAGATCATACCTGAAGTGGGTACTCTCTATTGATGATGGATATATTTCTGTTAGTTATATTGGGCGAAACAAATCTGGAAAGATGATCCTTTCCAAAAAGCCTTTGGGATTGTTCGTCGAAAATGGATTGCATCTCAAAAAGATTAGGCCAGAAGACAATGAATACGGATATTTCTGTCCAATCTGTAATCTTGAGGAAGAAGAAGATAGTGTTTCAAAAGAGCCGGAGATCTGCACAAAACACAAAATCCCACTCTGGGAAACTGCTTATGCTCTAGTATCGGGTATTAATATCACAAGGCGCTATTCAAAGAAAGAGATAATTGAAGGCCATTTTAATAGGATTCTTCCAGATGAATATGGTACTCCGATACTCAATTCATGCTTGGATCAAGTCAAGGTAACAAAGCAAATAGATCTATTCAATCTTGGTAATTTTGAGGAAGGAAAACTTGGGAAGATCTTCGCATTTAGTGGAACAACCCAAGCTGAAGTTGAATCAATAGGCAACAGGGTCAAAGAAATACAAGATGCTGCTAGAAAACTCAAAAAGAAAATCACGAACATGTGGTTGGCCTCTCCAGGAGATCTAAAAGTTACTGATGTCCTTGATGATCCTTCCAAGTTGGAGGCCATCGAGTGGCACAAATACTACCGCGATTTAGTCTTTTCATGTCACGGCGTAATGCCAGTTTTTGCAGGGTCTGTTGAGAGCGGGAAGGCCGGAAACAATCCAGGACTCCAAATAGAGGTCCAGCATGACACGACAAAAGCTTGGATGAAAGTTGTAACTGAGCCAATGAACACCGTTTTGATGGAGCAGCTTGGCATAACTGATTGGTATTTTGACTTTGAAGAAGTTGAAATTGCAGATGATCGTGAAGATGCAGAAATAGAAAAAATTAGGGCCGAAACTGTTGCAATTTATATTCGTTCAGGATATGAAGTTGAATTTAATGATGATGGATCTTTGAAGCCTCCAAAAAAAATGGAAAAGGAGCCGGGAGATCCAAAAGAAGATGCTAATTCCCAATTAGCAGAATATGAGGAAAATACTAATTCTAAATTAGCAAAATCACAAAGGCAATGGCATGCATATATCCCTGATAACTTCATGGATGAGCCTGAAAAGATTATGTCCGCCGTTGCAAAAAGGTATGAACAAAATATTAACAATGTTTTTGAAACTTATAATATTCATGCAGACCGGAGCAGATTGATCCAAGAGATTGAATCTGAAGTTGCTGACACGGCAAAAGCACTTGATGTTACCCTCCGGCATTATTTATTCCCTTTGTACCTTGAATCTTATCGTAAGATCACAAGCGAATATACAAAGCTGTTCCAAAAAGCTGCATTAGATAGCCCCGATCCTTATGCTTTGGCCCATATGCAAGAGTTTATGGGAAAGTACGAAACACCTTATTTCAAGTCGTGGAGTGATAGGGAAAAGGCGAAGATCTTCCAGATCATCGATGAAGAAGCTGCAAGAGGCTACAATTGGCAGACCGTTTCTCGTAGGCTCAAAAAGTATTTCCAGACCAGGGATAGCTATTATTGGAAGATGGTAGCCCGAACTGAAGGTACAAGAATCTTTATTGAAGCTGGAACTGAAGCTGCAAAAGAACTTGGTGCTATTGAAAAGCGTTGGATCTTCCAGGACGATGGCCTAAACTGTGAGCATTGCGCCGAGGCCTTCCTGGAGGGGTGGATACCAATTGACGATATCCCTCAAGCCGGCCAAAATATTCCCTTGCATCCGCATTGCAGGTGCTATTATGAATTTAGAACACAAAGCATGAAGGATGAAGGGTGGGACGCCAGGGAAGATATCAGAATCCGTGGGTTGGATCTAGATGAAGTCAAAGTGCCTTGGGATGCACTAAATGCCGAGCAGAGGCCGGAATTCACAAAAGAAATGCACGATGCTTTGTGGGAATATTCCTCAACTTCATATTATATCAATACAATACTAAGATACCCAAAAGAGTATCTCAAAAAAATAACATATAAATTACAGATTGAACGGTCACTGAAAGCAATTGAAACACTACGGGAGATATTTGGTTTACCAAATAGCAAACTCACCGAAGACGTTATCTTATGGCGCGGGGTAGATGAACTTGAATTAGAAAAACTACGTTTGGATCCTGAAGATCCAGAACTAAAAGATATTCTCAATGATCCTGGATTTTTGAGCGCCAGTAAGGATATACAAATTGCACTTGCATTTGGTCACAGAGACGATATTATAGGACCCAGGATCACTCTTATGAAAATACATGCTCCAAAAGGCACAAAAGTTATTTATATTGGAGATTCATACGGATACGCTCAAAAAGAAGTTATATTCCAAGATGGATCACTTTTCCAGATTAATAATATCACGACAAGACCATTAACTCAGGAAGAAATGGAATTTATGATTGACTCAGAAGGTTGGGACCCTGAAGTGTTGGCCAACACTGATGTAAAAATATATGATGTTAGTTACATGGGTGATGCAAATAGCTGAAATTACTCCTAAAAACACAAATTATAGATTTGTTGCAGGAAAAGGTATGCAAGTAGGCATAAACCTATGTCTTATGTGTGTCCATTACCGTAAGGACAAAAAATGCAATGCTTTCCCAGAAGGCATTCCCCACGATATATGGATATTGAAGATCATACACAAAAAATCAATCCCTGGAGACAACGGTATTGTTTTCAAACCACTTCCAGAATATGATACATCTATTGAAAATCTAAAAGAAACATATGATAGACTTCAAACTTGATATTGAAACGGAGCCGATCAAGACTATTTTAGAAAAGGCTCCAGCCGGATTTAGGGATATTATTAATTCTGAATTTGCAGATTGGGCCCTAAAAACTGTTAATAAGGCCAAAGCAAGAGCGCCTTACCGAACTGGAAATCTAAAACAATCTACCTTCCCAAAGAAAGAAACAGATTTCAAAATAACAGTATTTACAGATACAACAAAACTTCCAAATCCAGTAACTGGGGAAGTTTCTAACGTGGAGTATGCAAAATATGTTGAGCCTCCTCCGCTTGGTGTTGAAATGACAAGGCCAATGAAGCGGACCATGTTCTTGTATAATTCTGCAATGGAAGAACTTGAAATGATGACCAAGCGACTCCAAACTAGATTATTGAATTATCTTACTAAGGAAAAGTGATAACTATGTTCACCTTTGAAGGCGAATTTGCCAAAATGGACGATAAAAAAGACATGTATATCTTTGGCCCTGCATCTATGGAAATCTTGGATACGCAAGGCGATATAATAAAAATTGATGCCATCAGGAAGGCCTTACCCCAGCTATTGAAAAGAGCCAGGCTCACTGTGGATCATTCTGATCAGATTGTTGGCGAACTACTTGACACGCTAGAGCTTTCAGGGAAACTGTACAAGACTGAAGTCAGACTACCCTATCCCGAAGAACTTACAAAATTCAAAAATCTTGAAAATGGCAAAGAAGCACTCTTTGTTTTGGCTAGAATCTGGGACGATACTGAATATTGCAAGAAGATCCGAAAGTCAATTGCAAAAGGCCAATATAAGAAATACTCAATCACTGGCAACATCCTTGAAGCAAGGGCATGTACAAGAGAGGAGTATTGTGGAAGATTAGTTTCTGAACTAAATTTGTCAGCAGTTACAATCTGCAATGCAGGCGCAAATCCGGCTGCAGAATTTGATATTATCAAAAGAGATGATAAAATGGCAGAAGAAAAACCTATTGAAAAAATTGAAGAAAAAGCTCCCGTTCCTGAATTCCTCACAAAAGCAGATTTTGAGGCATACAAGGGCGAGACCTTTGCAAAGATAAACGAACTTACAGAGCTTATGAAAAAGCAGTTCGAAAAGAAAGAAGAAGATCCAAAGATCGAAAAAGAGGCCAAGAAGCCGGAAGAAAAACCTGAAGGCATTGTGGTCGATATGAAAAAAATGAAAGAAGAAGTCAAGGCAGAACTCAAGGAAGAGTTCACTGCAGTACAGAAATCCCACGCTGTTGAGGAAAAAGCGCCAACAGCAGATGATCTTGCTGCAACACTTGCAAAAATTGAGCTAAGGTGAAAAATATGACAGCACCATTTTTCAAAAGTTATGACGCAATGTTAGATTATTATTACTGGAAGCCACTCAAAGAATCTGGCTTTGATGTCAAAGTCCTCCAGAAAACAAAGAGCATGAGTGAACTTGATGAGGAGATAGACAACTTCCTCCTGCAGAAAGAAGATGCCCCAATTATCACAACTACCACGGGAATTAGAAATGTTCTATTTGGCGCAACGCTAAACTCTCAGGTCGTTCTAGAATCAAATGCATTTTCTCTCCTTCCAAAGAGGGCATGGAGTAAATCTGGATATAGAGCGCTAACTGCCGCAGGACAGACCACTGGTGGAGATGTAACTGAAACAGGCGCAATACCAGATACCAAAAAGCCAACTTTCGCAGAGGTAACAGTCTCGCCACACACAGTTGCAAGATCAACAAACATGTCCGAAATTGAAAGACTCCTGGAGGGCAAAGATGATACTGCCAAATGGGTGGACATCATCAACTTCACAGCTGCAGAATTCAAGAACACTTTGAACAGGAACATCCTAGCAGATGCTGATGGCGCTGCAACAGATGGAACAATTATCACACCTCTTGATAGGATTGTTGCATCATATGATGAAGTCGCAGACACAGAACTCACAACTAATGAAGGTGACGTTTACGGTATTGATAGAGATGCTGCAGCAACATGGACAGACGCACAGGTTTCACATGGTGGAGTTTCCGGAACTGAGACAGATAGGACTCTCACGCTTTCTATGATTGACGATGTAATTGCTGCATGTGAGCCATATTGGGACTCAAGCAAGAACAAAGTCATTTTGACAGGATACGATACCGCTGCAAGAATCAACAAGCTAGAAAGGCCAAAAGAAGTCTACACTCCTGACGCATATGTTGAGTTCAACGTTAATGGTATCAAGGTAAGGGGTAAGGAAGCCGGAATTCCAGTTGCAACTTTCAACGGAATACCTATCATTAGATCCAACAATGTTGTCAAAGATACCATTTCAAGGATTTACATTCTAGATCTAGACCATCTCTCACTTGAAAACTTGAAGCCAATCACATACATTGAAACATCCGATCCATTTATCCAAAACAAGTTTGGAACTGAAGGAGTCTTCTCCTGGATTGGAGAAATCTGGTGTGACAGATTTGCTGCACAGGGAAAGATTAGAGGATTAGCATAATCCTCTTTTTATTTTTTAGAGGAGATTAAATGACAAAAGTGAGATATAACGGACCTGAAACATTTTACAGTTATGAAGGGGTATCGGGCCTTAGATACAGATTCAATGCTCCAGGTAGGGAAGCTGAAGTAAAAAATGAAGCAGATATCAAGATGTTCAAAGAAAAGGGAGGATTCACTGTAATAGACGGTGTTGATCTTGGAAACTTACCAAAGGCCAAACGTGGTACTCCACAGAAAGAGGAAAAGAAAGAGGAATGAGATAAATGGCATTTTCAAGCACGATAACAAGTTATGGCAAATCCGGTGACAAAATAGTCACAAAGGGGACATTTACTGCAAGTGGTAGCGAAACTGGTGGGGATATCAATACTGGGCTAACAGTTTGTGAATCAATGTACCTTCAACCAAAATCAAGTGCTCCTGCAGAACAATGTGCAATAGATGAAACTTTCCCTTGTGATGGTAGTGCAGTGACAATCGTCACAACTGCAGGCGTGGACGGATACTGGAGAGCAGAGGGTTATTAATCCCTTTTATTTTTTTGGAGGGATAAGATGAAGAAAATCACAATAACAATATTATTGGCCTTATTTTTGGCCGCAATGGTATCGCCAGCAATGGCAGCCATAAACATTTGCACCGTCAATTACGGTGGAGATTGCAACACGGCGAAGATCACTGTAAACAGTGGCACCGTTACAATAGATCTGGATGATGTAAAAGACTTCAATATATCTGTTCAGGGATACACTGCTGCAACGCTTGACATCAATTCAACAGCACTTTGGGTAACTAGAGATGGGAATTATACCAATACCTATTGGTTATTTGCAAATGCAAGTTACAATACTATTGGCGAAATATATGATGTTCTTGACGCAAGAAGCGATATCACAGTTACGACATATGATAATCTCACAAGATCAGTTGTATGTACTGCATTAAATGATGTTTCGGCACAGGATGTTAATGGATCCACAATTTACACAGTTCTTGACACTCAAGCAAACACATACACTACTACAAATTATCCAACGTTTGGCGCTCTTGAAACAGCACTTGAAGCAACTTCAAACATGACTGTTGCGTGGTCGAGCCAGATTACAGAACAAAAGAAAGCAAGATTATCTACTAGCACATTGGATA